TTACAAACTGTAACGCCTGCAACTAATAGTATTACAGCTGCTATGGTTGGTAATGATTTAATATCTGGTAAAGATGCACTAACATCTGAACCAGCTTCAACGGATGAACTTCTTGTATCAGATGCAGGTACTTTAAAAAGATTTGATTTTAGTTTAATTACCAACACTCCAGCTTGGAAAATGGGAATGAGTGGTCAACAATCTTTATCATATGATACCGTAACTAAAATAAATTTTGATACATCAATAATAGATACCGATAGTGGAGTTGATACTACAAATAAAAGATACACTATTCCAAGTGGAAAAGGTGGAAAATATATTGTTTATTGTTTTTATAGAACAGGAACAGGAACAGATACAGCTAGTCACGATATTTTAGTTCGTAAAAATGGTTCAGCTATAAATAATGAAGAAGATATAGCGGCTTATACAGTAAATCAAAGTTATAATACTGTTCAATGTATGGGAATGTTAGAATTATCCGCAGGTGATTATATAGAAATGTATGCAAGACAAGCAGATCAAAATTTTACATCTAATGTTGGATACTCAAGTGAAGCAAGATTTTGGGGATATCGATTAATAGGAGTTTAAAATAAAATTAAGGAGGAAAATATGGCTAATCTATCAACAAAAATAAAAATGTACGCAGCAGCTAATAGTGTTACTAATGTAGATTTCTCAAAAGATGTTATATTGCAAGATGATAGTGATGGCAAAGGTGCTTATATTAAAGAGTGGAATTTAGATATTGCACAACCTAGTGATGCACAATTATCAGCACAAGAATCAGCAGCAGATACTGAGGAATCTAACAATGCAGTAAGAAGTACAAGAAGAGTTGCTTATGGAGACATAGGTGATCAGTTAGATGAAATCTATAAAGACATAGATGCATGGAAAGCAAGAATTAAAAAGATTAAAGATGACAACCCTAAGAGCTAATCCATGGCAATCTCTAAGGTCAATTTTAACAGTTTAAATGTAACACCTACTGCGAGTAAAACTCTTAAGTTTAACTCTAGTAATGATGGCTTAGAAGCAGGAGATGTTGGAGGTGCTTTGGTATTAATATCAGAGCAGACTGCTAGTAGTAGTTCTACTATAAGTTTTACCAGTGGTATAGATTCAACATACAAAGAATATGTATTTAAATTTATAGACATACATCCAGCAACTAATGATACAGAATTACAAGTTGGTTTTAGAGATGGTGGCACAGATTATGATGCTACAAAGACAACTACTTTTTTTAACGCACTTCATTATGAAAATGATAGCTCGACTAATTTAACCTATGTAGCTGGGCATGATCAAGCACAATCCACTGGTTTTTTAAAAATAATAACAACTGGTTTAGGTAACGATAATGATCAATGCTGTGCTGGTCAATTACATTTATTTGATCCCAGTAGTACGACATTTGTAAAACATTTTATAAGTAGGGGAACAGCTGCTCATCAAGAAGATTTAACACAAGATGTGTATGTGGCTGGATATTGCAATACAACAACAGCTATTGATGGTGTTCAATTTAAAATGTCTAGTGGCAATATAGATTCAGGAACAATCAAAATGTATGGAGTTACATAATGGCATTATCTAAATTTAATTTTAATAGTTTTGATGTAACATCAGTTGCAAGCACAGGTCTTGGGTTTAATGCTAGTGCTAATGGATTTTCTACAATTAATCCAGGAGCCATGACATTAATTAAAACTTTAACTGCAAGTTCTAGTTCTTCAATATCTTTTGTTGATGGTAGTTCAAGTGTAGTTTTTGATAACACATATCCTATTTATTTATTTAAAATTATAAACTGCCACCCATCAAACAATGATATTTCTTTCCAATTTCAAGGTAGTACAAACTCTGGTTCATCTTATGGAGTAACAATAACATCTTCACATTTTAGAGCAACACATAGAGAGAGTGGTGCATCTCCAGGATTATCTTATCTTACAAGTGTTGATTTGACACAATCTACAAATTATCAAACACTTGCAGGTAGTATTGGTAGTGATAATGATCAAAGTATAAGTGGTGAATTAATTATTTTTAATCCAAGTAGCACAACTTTCGTCAAAAATTTTTTAGCAAGCGTAAATTCAATAGCACATAGTGATGGATCAAATAATCAATATATTGGTGGATATTTTAATTCTACAAGTGCTATTGATGCAATAGATTTTAAATTTTCATCAGGCACGATAGATTCAGGAAATATAAAACTCTATGGAATAAAGGATAGTTAATGGCACTTAATAAATTAAAATTTAGCAGTATAAATGTAACACCAGTTGCTAATCAGGCAATAAAATTTAATAGTAGTGCAAATGGTTTTGAGACAGGATCTGCTGGTGGAGCTATAACATTTATTAAAAAACTTACTGCTAGCTCTAGTTCTACTTTATCTTTTGTAGATGGTAGTAGTGATGTTGTTTTAGATAATACTTATAAAGAGTATTTATTTATTTTTAATAATATACATCCACAAACTGACGCACAAAAATTAACATTTCAAGGTAATGCTTCTGGTGGAAGTGGATATAATGAAACTATTACATCAACTTTTTTTAGAGCATACTCTGAGGAAAGTGGTACAACAGCATTAAGTTATGATACAGGCGGAGATCAAGCACAAGGAACATCATATCAACAAATATCAGATAGTGTTGGTAGTGATACTGATCAATGTTGCTCTGGATTTTTACATTTATTCAATCCAAGCAGTACAACCTTTGTTAAACATTTTATAGCAAGAACTAATACATATCAATCAAGTGATTATAGTATTGATGTTTTTTCTTCAGGGTATTTTAATACGACTTCTGCAATAGATGAAATACAATTTAAAATGGCTAGTGGAAATATAGATTCAGGAACAATAACATTATACGGAATTAATTAAGGAGGAACATGCCCTATATAGGTAAAACACCCACTGTGGGAAACTTTCAAGTCTGTGATGCGATATCAGTCGTAAACGGACAGGCAGCGTACACCCTACAAGTAGGGGGTGCTAATGTCGCACCAGAGTCAGCTAATCATATGCTTGTTAGCTTAAATGGTATTTTACAAAAACCAGGTAGTTCTTTTACTATCTCAGGTTCTACAATGACTTTTGCTAGTAATTTAGCAACAGGAGATGTCATTGACTTCGTTCAAATATTAGGTAATGTATTAGACCTAGGCACGCCCTCAGATGACACTGTAACAGCTGCTAAGTTAAATGATAATGTTATATCAGGGCAAACAGCTTTAACATCTGCCCCAGATAGCACTGATGAATTATTAATTTCTGATGGTGGTACTTTAAAAAGAATAGATGTAAGTTTAATAGGTGGGACAACCGCACCTTATGTTTCTGTGTATAGAAATGGAGATCAAAATTTAAGTGATGCAACACACACAAAAATAGAATTTAATGCTGAAAATGTCGATAGTGGAGGAGCTTTTGATTCTTCAACTAATTATAGGTATACACCACAAACATCTGGATATTACTTTGTATCATTAAATGTTGGAACTGGAGCACAATCAGACAATGCAACTGATAAAATAATTGCAAGTATTTATAAAAATGGATCTGCTAAAGCAGGAGCTGTAGCAACTAGAGATTGGGATACAAATGGTATAAATTATAATGACCAAGTTAATACAAGTGTTATAGTTCAACTCAATGGTTCAAGTGATTATATTGAAGGTTATGCTTATATAGATTCAACATCTGGAACACCAAGAGTTGAAAGTGGACAAGCATCAATGCATATATTTAAAATGACGGAGTAATAGATGTCAATCAATGTATGCAATGACAGATCCATGGCATCCATTACCAGTCTCCCTTCAGGGGTCTCTGGTAGTAGCTTAGTGTTGATATCTGAGCAGACTGCTAGTAGTTCTGCAACAATAAATTTTACTTCAGGTATAGATTCAACTTATAAAGAATATATTTTTGTAGGAATAGATTTGCACCCAGCAAGTGATGACACTTTTTTAGTATGTAATTTTTCTGCAGATAGTGGGTCAAATTATAATGTTACAAAAACAACAACTCATTTAAGAGTAAGGCACGATGAAAATGGTAATAATGGTTCTATAGATTACCTTGATAATCAAGATTTAACACAGTCTACATCTGATGTGCGTTTAACTTTTGTAGGAAATGATAATGATCAATCAACTTCATTTAAGTTACAACTTTTTGATCCATCATCTACAACTTTTGTAAAACACTTTTTAGCAGATGGTACTGGTAACGAAGAAGCAGATAGATTATATCGTAGTATAGTTGCTGGTTACTGTAATACTACTTCTGCTGTGGATGCAGTACAATTTAAATTTGCTTCTGGCAACATAGACTCTGGAACATTTAAATTATACGGAGTCGTGTAATGTCAATTGTAACTTATAACAACAGAAGCATTGCAAATATTACAACTGTACCTGGGGCAGCTAAATCATTAACACATATTAAAACTTTAACCGCAAGTGGTGATTCTACATTATCATTTGTACATGGAAGTTCAGATGTAGTCTTGGATTCAACATATCCTATTTATGTTTTTAAATTTATAAATTGTCATACAAACACTAATGAAAGAAATGTAGTTTTTAAAGGTTCAATAGATGCTGGTTCTAATTATAATGTAACACAAACAACTACAGTTTTTAGAGCAAGAAATTTTGAAGATGGAAGTACACCAAGTTTACAATATGAAACTGCACATGATACTGCACAAGGAACTGGTGGACAAGGTTTAGCTGGTGATACTTCAACTGGAAATATGGGTAGTGGTTCTGATGAAAGTATGTCAGGAGAATTAATGCTTTTTAATCCTAGTAGTACAACTTTTGTTAAACATTATATTTCTAGAGTAAATTATTATCATTCTGCAAATTTAAGTGTTGATACTTTTATTGCTGGATATTTTAATACTACTAGCGATATAGATGCGATTCAATTTGCAGCCTCTGGTGGAAACTTTGATGGCACTATAAAACTATACGGACTAAAGGATTCATAATGAGTATAATAACACTTAACGATAGAGCAGTAAGATCAGTTACAACATTTGGATCAGCTAATACTGGATCTATGGTGTTTATTAAAAAATTAACAGCTAGTTCTAGTTCTACTTTAAGTTTTGTTAATGGTAGCTCTGATGTAGTGCTAGATTCTACTTATAAAGAATATGTGTTTACTTTTAAAGACATACACCCATCAGTAAATAATGGTGCTCTTTCTTTTCAAGGGTCTACAGACGGTGGATCTAGTTATGGAGTAACAATGACCTCTACAATATTTAATGCTTACCACAATGAAGCAGATAATGATGCTGCACTTGCTTATGAAACTGGAGATGATATAGCTCAAGGAACAGGTTTTCAAAAGTTACAAAGAAGTTGCGGGATAGATAATGATATGTGTACTGCTGGAAAATTGCATTTATTTAATCCATCTAGTACAACATTCATTAAACATTTTATTTCAACTTGCAATGGTTCTTGGGCTGCTCCAGGTAGTGAAGATGGTCATGTTGCAGGTTACTTTAATACAACCAGTGCAATAAATGCCATACAATTTAAAATGCACTCTGGTAACATAGACGCTGGAGATATTTGTTTATACGGAATTTTATAATAAGGAGAAAAAACAATGCCAAGATATCATAACATAAATGGAAACAGAGTTCAGTTTACGGCAGCTGAAGAAGCAGCTAGAGATGCTGAAGAAAAAGCATGGGCAGATGGTGCTCTAGGAAGAGCACAAGCTAACCTTAGAGCTAGAAGAAATCAACTGCTAGCTGAAACTGATTTTTATGCTTTGTCTGATGTTACAATGTCTGATGACATGAAAACATACAGGCAAGAACTTAGGGATTTACCTGCTGGTAAAGACACTGTCGAAAAATGTGATAATGCTACGTTTCCTACTAAGCCGTAATAATGGCTCGTAAGTTTAAAGCATACGTTGAAAGACCAAAACCTAAGAAAAGACCAAGAGTACATAAAAAAAATAAAAATAAATCTGAAAAAAGAATGTTTAAAAAATATAATAGACAGGGGAGATAATGGCAACACCAGATGAAGTAAAACTACAGAAAGGGTCGATAGCACCTACTCAGAAAGAACAAACAGGTAGTGCCAAAGCTGTTAGCCTTATCGAAAGTTTAGCAGCTGGTAAACCTAGTTTACCTACAGGCACAACTATATCGCCACAATTACAAAATGTAAAATCACCAGAATTATTAACTGGAACTGGACTATCAGGACAAACAGCAGCAACAGGTTTATCTGCAGCGATTCCTACAACAGCAGCAGCACCTACTATAGCAGGTCCTACACCAGGTTTAGCAGGTACACAAGTTACAGCTCCTACCCCTACGGCAGCAGCACAAACTACAGCTGCAACAGTTGCTGGTGCTACACCTACAGTGACAGCTGCACAAATGACAGGTCTTACAGCACCTGCACAAGCTGCAACAGGAACAGTAACTGCTGATGCAACTGTAAAAGGACAATTAGGTAAATTACAAACTGAAGTAGAACAAGCACTAGCATCAGGTAATCCATTACCTGTATGGGCTAGAGGGGCAGCAAAAGCAGCAGAAGCTGCTATGGCTAATAGAGGACTAAGTGCTAGCTCAATGGCTGCTGAAGCATTAGCTGAAGGTATTATGCAATCTGCTACACCTATAGCGGCAGCAGATGCTGCTACATATAAGCAGATGATATTTCAAAACTTGTCTAATAACCAACAAGCTAATATCACAAATGCACAGGCTTATCTTAAAATGGATATGGCTAACTTGTCTAATAAACAACAAGCCAATCTACAAAATATAAATACAAGACAAGCATTTTTATTATCAGATCAAGCAGCTGCTAACGTTGCAGCACAATTTAATGCTACAAGTCAAAATCAAGTTAATCAATTTTATGATAAGCTAAGTACAACTATTTCAGATCAAAATGCTGCTAGAACTGATGGTATGAATAAATTTGCAGAAGCAGAAAGAGCTAAAGCATCTGCATTAAATGCACAAAATACTATTGCAGTAAATGAAGCAAATGCAAAAAGAGAAGCTGCATTAAATCAATATAATGCAACTTTAGAAAATCAAAGACAACAATTTAATATTAATAATCAAAGAGAAATAGACCAATCAAACGTAGTTTGGAGAAGAGCTATTAATACAGCTAATACATCTGCAGTAAATGCAGCTAACCAAGCTAATGCACAAAATGTTTTAAATCTTTCTAACTGGGCACTATCATCATTATGGCAACAGTGGAGAGATGAAGCATCTTGGGTAAATACATCTTCAGAAAATGCTAATAATAGAAATCATAACTTAGCTATGGCAGCTATGGAAAGATCTACAGCATTTGAATTACAAGATCAAAAATCTAAAGATGCATTATATCAAATGATTGGAAAATTTGGATTTAATTTATAGGAGTATAAATGTTAAAAGACTTATTTAAAAATGGAATTAAAGCAGCTACAACATGGGTAGGAAGCACAATAGGTGGACCTAAAGGTGCTGCTATAGGAAGTAAAGTTGGAGAATCATTAGGTAGTGCTTTATTTGATAGAAAATCTAAAGGTGGTGGTGGTGATTTAGATATAATAGATACTAGTGTAACTATGCCTAGATTTGGAGGTAGAATGTCAGCGTTTAAACCAAGTTTTGCACGGAGTAATAGGGGATACGCTGAAGGTGTAAACTTCGCTACACTTAATTCAGCATGGGATGCAAGATTAGAAAAATATTACACAGACTACTATACAATTAAAAAAACTGTTACAAAAACTAAAGTATAAGGAGTTAATATGGAAGACGAATTTGGAGAAGGTATAGGTAATCCTTTTGATACACCTATTCCTGGTCAATCACTAACAGACACCCCAGGTAATTATCCTTGGGAACATCCACCACAATATCCAACTATGGAAGAAGCTACAGAGTATTTGTGGGAAAAGATGACAGAACCAGAAAGAGCAGAACAAATAATTGCTATGCTAGATGCTGGTGTGCCAGTTGAGACAATAGCTAGAACTGCTTTATTTGGTGGATTTTTAAATGGTAGATTTACTCCAGACGTAGCTTTTACAATAGCAGAACCTGTTATGAAAATGATTGCAACTATTGGCGTAGTTGCTGAAGTTCCAAATATTAGAATGTCACAAGATGATGTTACCAATAAAAGTGAAATTAAATCTGCAGTGCAATTAAATATACAAGCTAAAAAAACAGCAAAAGAATTACAAGAAGAAATAAAAGAAAGTAAAGGTTTAATGTCTAAACCTAAACCAGAGGAGTCTAAATAATGGCTATAGATTTTGGTAGAGCAGCTAGGGGTATAGCAACAGGTTACATATCTGAAGTAGTTAAAGATAGAGAAAGAGCTGATAAAGAAAAATATGAAAATCTTCAATACGCAAAAAGACAATATTTTGAAGTTGATAAACCTGCATTTATAAAACAAGAGGAAGTAAGGGAAAATAATTATAATATCATATCTGGTACGTTATCACCTGTGTATGCTAACTATGGAGATGCACTTGGTGTAACATTAAATAATGAATCAACAAAATTATTTTTAAAACAAATAAAAGATAAAAGTAACGAAGAACAATATAGAATACAAAGTTCATATATTGATAGAAAAAAAGGTAGAATTAAATCATTTAATGAAAGAACTTCAGAGGTAAGGGAGTCACTTGTAAATCTACCAGGTGGTCCTGGATCTATGAATATGATGAATTATTTTTTTCCTAATGAAGGAGAAGATCCAGCTGAAGTTGGTATAGGTCAAGGACAAGCTACAGGAACTATGGACACTCAAACTGCAGCTGCAGGTGATATTCCTATGATGCCAATGAAATCTATAATGGACATTGAAGGAACTACAGATGTAAATTTGTATTCTAACAGAGATGACAAAGTATCACTTGAAAATAATGCACGTTTATTATTTTTTGGAACTGAAACTAGACCAACATCTGGTAGATTAAGAGA